ATCATTCCGTAATCACACACCAGATAAATGTGTTGCTTGGTGGTATGCACCTCCGTCTGATCACTATAGTGATGGACGTTTTGTATTGCTGTATACCAAGTCAGGTGCACAAGCTCCTGCTACCCATTGGCGTGCGTACAAAAGTCAGGAAGTCTTTACACAGAAAGATGCTTGGAGTTTGTTTGACAATATGATGGACGCAGGCTTTGTGCCATACCCTGGTACTGCCTTGCTCCAGCTCTCATCTTTAATCAAGAAAAAACACTAAAGCTAATGACAACTTCTACAACTTTTGATTGGATACATAAGTTAAGTTTTCGAGTAGATTGTACTGAATTTGGATCATGCACTTTTACTATTGACTGGGATGAAACTGATCCAGATCTTGCGGAATGGATTGGATGGGGAGAAGAAAAACAAAAGCAATTTATTCTTGACAACCTGAATACACATCTTCAATCTTTAAAAGCTACTAAAGATGTAGATTAATTAAACGTCCTAGGCATGACGTTAAACTGCCTACAATTCAACTTTATTTAATCCATGTTTGAAACACTTGTTTCTTTTGTTGCACCTATCATTAAAGATGTATTGATTGCAACTGCAACATTATTAGTTTCTTATCTGTTTAACAAAATTCAATCCAAATTACAATCATTTTGATTATGTCACAAGTTACACAGGTTAAACTAAAGAGCTTAAATGTTTTTGAACTTTACAAACACTACAATGCTCTCGAAAACTCTTTGCCTTTTCTCACTGCTGAGTCCCAGCAGCTGGCACAGTCCGAACTTGAAATTTGCGCCAACTTACGGTCTGAAAAGATTGATCGTATCTACTACGCCATGGCGTCGCATGAAGATGCGATAGAACGTATTACTAAAGAACAAGACTTGCTAGCAAAAACCAAGTTGTATCATACGTCTCAACTTAAGTCTCTTAAGGGATTGTTAAGTTGGTTGCGTCGTGCGTTGCCATCCAATACCAATAAAATCACAGGTCGCAATTATCAATTCACCTTAAGCAAAAAGAAAGATTTGTCTGTACAGATTGAGTTGGACCCAGAGGAATGGACTGAGCAAGAGCGTTTGACTTTTTGTATTGAAGAAGAAGTCACAACTACCAAGCATACTGTGGTAAGGTCTTTATCAGGTGAAGTCTTAATTGATAAGACAGATCCCAAGACCACAGTTAAAATTGTTCCAAATCTTGATGTCATCCGTAACGCCTATCAAACTGGTCAGTCCCTACCACAAGGAGTTAAAGTTGTCCAAGAATACTCAGTCCGCAGTCAAAGGGTCGTTGCCAATTCAAAATTGGACTTACATGCATCCGAATATTTCGGAGACGTTTTACCAGAAGTTGGAACCACCGACTGACTTGGAAGATGCACATATTCGAATGGATTGCCACCAGCAATCTGTTGAAGATTTTCAATTGCAAATTGAAATGTGCAATCTTGAAATCTCAATGCTTTGCGATGGAGATTCAGTACTTCCTTATCAGTCCAGCAAGATGGAAGAACTAGAAAACAAAAAACTTAAGTTGTTGTCTGGTAAGCGTTTCCATCAAAATGCTCGTCATGCATATTGGTACTACACAGTAAAAGCAGAAAAGTAACCTGACGTACAATTAAAAAATACGTTGGTTAGGGTGTCATGTCTGTTAATGAAGAACAGCTAGTAAAATTACTAGCCAGTTTCACGGCAGATGGGACACCCCTTTCTGCTATCATTGGCAACAAAAAAGAATGGCAAGTAACTATTCTTGTTGGTGCTATGCTTGCTAACGATACTTTGGCTGCCAGTATGGTGGCTGAAGAAATGGTTGATGCAGCTATTAATTACAGTGCAATTATTGAAGAGCGACTTGGTTATTACCAAGCTAATCAAATCAATAATCTAGAACGTTTGATGAAAAGCTAGTTTAATATTGGCATGTATTCGCTGTTTGCAGGTAGCAACTAATATTAAAAAACCAAGTAAATACCGTTTATTAGGAAAATGAGTAAAGCAACTATAGGTCAAAAGATTGCAGATAAAGTAGTAGGAGTGGTAGGCTCTTGGCCTTTTATTCTTGTACAATCAACCATCCTTGCATTTTGGATTGGTTGGAATAGTAATGCGCCAAGGGGTAAGCAGTTTGATCCGCCTCCTTTTGTGTTGATGAATCTGGTGTTGTCGACTCAGGCTGCATTTGCTACTCCATTAATTTTGATGTCGCAAAAACGACAATCAGAAATTGATCGGCAACGAGATATTGAAACTTATAACCATGCACGCAACACATTAGTAGGTACGGTCCAGCTGATTGAAGAGTTGGAAGAATTAGAAAAGAAACTTACGACTATTGAAACGGAAATCCATCACATCGGGTAGACTGCTAAAGCCCCTGTCCACCATGATGGATCCCGTCTACGTACCAACCTTAACAGTTTCATTTGAATTAACTTTAGAGTTAGAACACAATTCATTCTTAGGTAAGACTCCTGAAGAATGCGCTGAAGCTTTGCAAGATGAATTGCATGACATCTTGGATGCAGAACTGCCAGACATTAAAGGAATTTTTAGTAAAGTAACTTCTTCTGAGATTTTAGGACAATGATTGAAACTTTTGATTTTAGCCATTTGTCTTCAGAAGAACTTATTAAAGCTATTAATACTACAGGTGCATTTGACACACTATGGTTAAAGAATGAATTATTAAATTGGAACGCAGATAAAGAACAAGAAAAAGCTGTGTTTATGGAGCACATGTATCAATGTGCGGGACGTAATAATCCCAAGCACCCAATGCACGGTTTGTTTACTGGGCTATGGGAAAACTTTTGTATTACAGAAGCTGGTCCCTATTGTCGAGATAAATACTTTGATATGTTAGAAGCCGTTAGGTTGTATGAAGAACAACAAAAAGCTGAGTTTACTATTACAACTTAATTAATAGTTGCCCCCGCAAGGGGGCTTTTAATTAATATGAATTGTTTCGACTTATGATAGATATATTAGACACTGTGTACGGTAATGCCTGTTTATAGGGATCCAGGGGATACTAACCTTTATCCAGTTACTAAAGTTCAGACCTGCAGTGGCCAGCCCCTTGAAGTAACGACTACTAGTGGTTACGTTACCTACATTCAACCTGGTGATGTAGCAGGAGATGCTTTTGGTAGGCTGCGGATTTCTGATCCTTATACCGTATTTGATAGTCAACATCGTTATGTAGAGAACGATAAGTGGTCTACAGCGACAGGTGGTAGTGCCTCTACATCTTTCTTAGCTAACGAAAGTGTAGTAAACATGACAGTTACTACGGCATCTGGTGATTACATCTATCGTGAGACCAAGCGAGTCTTTCCGTACCAGCCTGGTAAATCACTGTTGGTGATGTCGTCTTTTGCATTTGCTTCTGGTCGTACTAACTTGCGTCAACGCGTTGGTTATTTTGGTACGCAGAATGGTATATTCTTTGAGCAAAGCGGTACGACAAATAATTTGGTGTTGCGTAGTTATGTAAGTGGCAGTGTAACAGAAACACGTGTGCCACAAACCAGTTGGAATACAAATAAGTTTGACGGAACCGATACCGTTGGCAGGGTATTGGATACGTCTAAGGGTAATATCTTTTGGGCGGATATTGAATGGTTAGGTGTTGGTGATATAAGGTGTGGATTTGTAGTAAATGGCAAACCAACTATTGCTCACACATTCCATAACGAGAATGTAAATCCAACTACTTATATGACAACGGCTACCCTGCCGTTGCGTACAGAAATTGAAAACCTTGGTGTTACCTCTGGTAGTGCAACTGCTAAAAGCATTTGTGCCACAGTAATTTCTGAAGGGGGCTACGAAGGTTTTAGTCGTAGGTTTAATGCCAGCCTTGGTACCACAGAAAAAACTTTAGTTTCAACAGGTGTTACTTATCCTGTAATTTCTATTAGGTTGCCATCGACTCGTTTGGATGGCGTGGTGGTTCCATCTAACCTCACTGCAATTGTTACGTCAAACCAAAACGTACAGTACCGTGTTCTTTTGAATCCAACATTAAGTGGCGCTAACTGGACTACGCATAGTAATGGTAATGTTCAGTATGATACAACTGCTACTGGCTTGACCGGTGGTACAGACATTATTGGAGGCTACATTCAAAACAATGGAACCTTGGATATTAACTCTATTAACGACTTTAATTTCCAGTTGGGTAGAACTATTGCAGGTGTTAGTGACATCTTTACAGTGGCCATGGCACCAACTTCTCCTAACACCAAGGTCCTTGCTGACCTTTCGTGGTTTGAAATTATTTAAGTAATTCCCTCTTATACTAGAACTATTGCAGAAAAATCATGTATACGCCTGGTCCTCAGTTGGTACAGCAACCTCAAGCTCCTCAGTACCAAGGGCTGCCTCAAGCCCAGGACAAGCCCAAAGCACCTGCTAAAGCCAAGGCTCCTGGTGGAGACGTTGGTGCCTTTATCCAACAGCTGATTGGACTGTCTGCTTACGTTAAGAATCTTGAGACGCAAGCCCATCTGATTCATCTTAACTATGAAGGGTCAAACTTTTTGGGTGTACATGCCTTCTTGAAAGATCAGTATGAAGCACATCTTACACAGTTTGATACGCTAGGTGAATTTATTCGTAGCATGGATTATCTCATGCCAATGAGTAATAGTATGCTTCAGGATATCTCTCCTTCTTTTGTTGACTTGACATCGTACAAAGGCAACGAAATGTTGGCTATCTATTATAAGAATCTTGAAGAGCTGGGTAATAAAGCTAAGAAACTTGAACCTATTGCACAAAAAATTACGGCACTTGATATTGCAAACTATCTGGCTGATTTAGTGGGTATGGCATTTAAAGCCGCATGGTTTGTAAAGGCTACGTTGCGTTCCAGCTGAGATTACATTTTGTTACTACAGGCTCTTGCTTGGTGCCAGGGCTTGGTAAGGAAGGTAGACTTTACCAGTCACCTTTCAACTTTTTTCATTTTAATGTCAACCGATGTAACTCCAGTATTAAATCCTGGAAGTAAAGAAGCCTGGCTTGCAGGTTGCACCTGTCCTGTTATGGACAATGGATATGGTTCTGGTTATTGTGGTCAAAAAAATATTTTTGTAATTAATGGTGATTGTCCTATTCATTCAGACGAAATTCCAACTCAAGAGGCAACCAAATGAACAACTACAAACCACATTTAACTGATGAGTGTTTGTTAGTAAAACTGAATCAAATCATTAATGAAGGCTGTGGTGATTTAGGTGACTTGCTTATCTTTAGGCTTTATCACAAAGTAATAGCTTTAGAAGACGCATTAACTTCTAACTTGAAAAAAGTTAAAGGTTCCAGTTATCCGCTTAAACCAGATAGTTGCTTGGTCGAAAGCATAGCTTCTGTTATCAGTGACGAAAGGGACTTTGAAGCTGTAAACGCTTGGAAACCTGAAGCC